GGATAAGAAGAACTATAGCTAATATGCCTGTTTACCAGTACGAGGACTCCAGAAATGGGAAAGTTGTCGAACTGGAAAAGGCTGTGGCCGAAAGGGATTCTGTCCCTCGTTACCTTAAACGATTCACCGTCCCGCAAAGATTATCCCTAGTGGGGGTTGGAGAACCCCTCGACAATCCGCTTGGGGTAAATCAAACAAACTTGTTGAAGGGGTACTATCGCCAGGAACAAAAGCTTGGCAGTAGGTTTAGAAGCCAGTACACGCCAGATAGCATCAAACGTGCGGCTATAAGGAGAAAATAATATGGCAAATGAATTTGTACGAAGCCAACGCAAGGCCAAGGGAAAAGCTATCCGCTTTGATACCCAAGGTCAGACCAACGTAATTGAGTTTACGGCAAGCTCCAGCGGTGGCACGGTTAATACTGTTGCAACATCCCCTGCGTCCTTGAACGTGACTCTTAACGGCACGTCCTATCGGATTGCCCTTCACACCTAATGTCACGCGCATTAGATAAATTCCAAGGTCAATACGGATTTTCCGTAGGGACGCAAGGAACAGCGACTGCTGGCTACTGGGCGATCCAGATGCTTTCAGATACCACGTTTAGCGCGATTAGCGGTAAATATGATGGCACTCTGACTGGCGTTACGATTGGCTCTGGCAACATCATCTATGGCGAGTTCGACAGCTACACGGCTGGAACTGGCAGGGTGATCGGCTACATAGCTGGTTAATGATTCAAGCAACCACACCGCCAAAGGTTCAATCCCTTGGCGGGTGATTGCATTGTAATTTTATGCCAAGATTATCTCTAGGATTAGGCGTGCAAGCCGTCAGTAAGGTTAAGGCTGGAGCCGCACCTAGCGGGATTGTAGTTGCTACTACAACCGCAATCGTTCTTTCTGGTCTTACTCTTGGTTGGACAGATTTGAATGGAGTTTACACAAAGTCTGGAGATCCAACCAATGTAGTTGCTGGAGGTGTTGATGGACTAGCTACTGGAGCAGTATTTTTCAATTCAGCATATATCGGAGGGAATCGAGATGGTGCGGCAATATGGTATGGCCCAATCCTCGGTGGAGGTGATGATGGATGGCAAATAACTTATTATGATGACAACAGTTTACCCCTTGGATCAATAGTATCAGCAACTACAACAACAGTTCCTGTTTCTGGATATAGCAATGTTGCTGGCTATACTGGCACGATAACACTAACCGCCGCTTGATGAACATTCCGCTAGTCATCCTCTGCCTTGGCCTTGCCTCCTGCTCACCTTGCAAGCAGGATAACAATGCTTTGCCAGTCTACTCGGACATGGGCGCAGCATCTGACTTGGGGGCTACTAAGCCATGAGCGAAGACCAAATCTGGAATATGGAGGTTAGGCTCGCTAGGATGGAAGAGCGTCAAGTCCAGCTTTACGCTATGGTAGAAAGGTCACTTGCTTTTCACGGGGATGTTGCTAATAGATTAGGTGCGTTGGAACACTTACGGACTAAGGTTCTGGCTGTAGCTGGGCTAATAGGGCTTGCTTGCTCAATGGCCTGGGATGTCCTCAAAAACCGCCTTTCTAACTAGGAGACTAACCGATGCCCAATTTTACAGCAGGAACTTCATTCACAGACGGCGTTACTAATGACGTAACTGCCCTAAAACTCAATGCCTTGGTCGCAGATGCAGTACCCACTTCCAGCCTCGCCCTAACCAGCACCAACGGCACGATTGCCAATTTCACGTCCAGCACAGCCAACATTACGCTTGGCACGATTCCAACGCTGACGGCTGGAACGACTACTGGAACGGCTGGAATCTTTACGTCTGGCACAGTTACCACCCTAAACAGTACAACAGGCACAATCACCAACCTTTCAACAACCCTAGCTGGCGATCTTACGATTAGCCAAGGAACAGCAACTCTTAGCACAACTGGTGCAACCGCTGCCACCTACGGAACGACAAGCGCAATCCCAAGAATTATAGTTGACGCTAAAGGCAGGGTAACATCGGCATCAACTGTAACTGCACCAGTCGGCTTCCGCAATCGCATCATCAATGGTGATATGCGGATTGACCAGAGAAATGCTGGGGCGAGTCAGACCTTTACTGCTGCTGCTGCCTTGGCCTATTCTGTAGATCGCTTCTACGGCTACTGCACTGGTGCAAATGCAACTGGAGCAAGGGTAGCTGGCACAGCACCTAACGAGTTTGCTTATCGCTTTACTGGTGCGGCATCTGTTACAGCAATTGGTTTCGGAACAAGGCTTGAGGCCACTAATACGACTGATCTTGCTGGATCAACTGCCACTCTATCCGTTCAGCTTGCCAATAGCTTACTGACATCCGTCACATGGACTGCTTATTACGCAACAACTGCTGATGCATTCGGTACACTAGCCAGCCCAACCCGCACTCAGATTGCTACTGGAACATTTACTGTTACATCCACGCTGACTACTTATAGCGCGCAAATCTCAGTTCCTTCAGCCGCTACCACTGGAATAGAAATTGTATTCACAGTTGGAGCGCAAACCAGCGGAACTTGGACGATTGATAATGTCCAACTCGAAGCAGGCTCAAACGCAACCGAGTTTGAGCGCAGGCCGTTTGGCACGGAGTTGGAGTTGTGTCAGAGGTATTTTTCTAAATCTTACGATCTTAATATAGCTGTTGGAGCATCTGGAGATCCAGTTGGTGGTCTTGAGTATTTTCTAGCTGCATTCAGCGCACAAACAGGAAATCTTGGAAGAAGTTTTGCATTTCCAGTTACAATGAGAGGAACACCAACTGTAACATATTATGATAGGTCTAGTCCTCCAAATATTAACAAAGTGACAACAAATGGTGGTGGTAATAAAACTGCAATTCAAATTGCAACAGGACAAAGATCGACAACAATTTATGTAGGTGGAAGTGGTGAATCAGAATTGACATTTCATTGGGCTGCTAATGCGGAACTTTAATCTATGTACAAAAAATCTCCAAAAACAATTATAGGATATGATGCCTCTGTCATTCGAGTTTCTGATGGTGCGTGGATACCATTTGCTTTAGACAACATCGACTACCAAGCCTACCTAAAATGGCTTGCCGAAGGCAACACTCCGCTTCCTGCTGACGAAGCCAGCGAGGGATAAATGACCCTAACTGAAATCGCTCAGTACGCTGGCGAGAAGGTTGGCAAGACCGACTCGGATACGCTTACTTTCTTGCAGAAGGCCGCAAGCTTGGCTTATCGGCGCGTATGGGACTTTGCACCATGGCGTGAGACTGTTACCAACTCAACCTATTCAGTTGGAACAAACAGGCAAATCACTCTTGGCACAAATGTAGAAACACCTTTATCTGTGGCTTATAACGATGCCGAGGTTGACCCGATTGACTTGGCAACAATTATCAGCCAAGACCCAGGCTTGCTTTCTGATGACCGCACTGGAGATCCAGATACCTACCATTTTACAGGCCGAAACAGCAGTGGAGTTGCGCAACTCAACCTCTACCCAAGGCTTGCCACATCTGGCACGATTCCTCTTAGGGTTGTCGAGAAGTTAAAGTGTATCACTCGCTCTAACTACATCGTTGACTTTCCTCCTTCCACGGATGCTCTTGGCGATGAGCTTCGCTTACCCCACGTTCATCACTTGGTTCTTGCCTTAACTCACGCAGACGCATTGGAACGTGAACGGCAGTATGCCAAGGCACAGGCCATTACGCAGGGCGCAAATTCTGACCTTGCGGCTATGGCTAACTACGAGTTGAGCCAGGTTGGCGGGATCAAGCAGATCACTCCGCAAAGCCTTGGCGAGCTAACTATAGAAGAAATGTTCTCAGCTTAATGGAGGCATTCAAGCGTGCCTTATTATTCTGACAATTTAGATGACCTGCTTGCCATAGCAGGATCACAAAGTTTTGATGGTGGGCAGGCTTCTGGAATTACGCCCAACCTTATTGCCGACAATCAAGCCAGCGAGATTGTCAACATGACAATCAGCCCAAGCGGAAACCTTGAATCCCGCCTTGGCATTGAGTCGATGTCAACCAATGTATCTGGTGGATCAAGCATACAAGGGATGCACTATTTTGATGCGCCATCAATTGAGTCTTTGTTTGTAGCTTCCAACGGGACTGTCTTTCGATCTACTGCCTCATCCACCTTTTCCACTACTGGCGGGACTGTGATTAACCAGAGTGCCGAGGTTGACTTCTCTCAGTTTAACAACCGAATGTATTTTACCGATGGAAGTAGCAACCTTCATTTCTCAAATGGCACAACAACGTATCGGCAAGGCACAAGCATTCTTTCGATTGCTGTTACAAATGGTGGCAGCGGCTATAATAGTGGTACTCCAACCGTGACAGTTGCTGCCCCCAATTCTGCGTATGGAACAGCAGCTACTGCAACTGCCGTAATGAATGTACATAGTGTTGGAACAGTAAATGTAACTTTTGCTGGATCTGGATATACGTCAGCACCAGCAATAACATTTACTGGTGGCGGTGGATCTGGTGCGGCGGCCACAGCCAGCGTGTCTAACCTTGTCCCGCCTGCACTTCGATTGGTTAGGCAGTTTACTAATAGAATCTTTGCAGTAGGAACTGGAGCGGATCGAAACACTCTTTACGCATCAGACATCCTTGATGCTGAAGTATGGAAATCAACAAATAGCATTGTTGTTGGCGGAGATGATGGCGAGGACATTGTAGCCATCCAACCCTTCTACGATTACGAGATACTTGTCTTTAAGCCAAATAAGATTTACCTAGTAACGGCTGATCCTACGGCAACAACTGCGGCTGGCTGGACGGTGCGACTACTTAACGACAGGATTGGATGCGCTTCTGGCAGGTCTGTTAATTTTGTTAATAAGGATGTGTTTTTTCTGGCTAATGACGGGATTAGGTCTGTAGCCAGGTCTATTGCCGATGACTTTTATATTGTAGGAACGCCGATCAGCGAACCTGTGAAGAATATCATTTCAAGAATCAATAAGAATTATGTGAGCCTATGCAATTCGGCTTTCTATAATAACCGATATTATCTTGCAATACCATTAGATACATCAATAACGCCAAATTATATTTTAGTATATAATGCCTTATTTAATGCGTTTGAGGGGTTATGGAGTATTGCAGCATCTAAAATGGTGATTACAAACTTTTCAAGCGGATTTGCAACAAATGCACTAAAGCTTGCGATTGGAAGCCCGACAAGCAAGGTTGGTCATTATCTTGGCTACAAGGATGCGGATAGCGCAGATGCGACAACCGACTATGTAGATTACACATCTACAGGAAGCTACACAAGTTCAATCACATCCAAGGCTTATGAGTTTGATGACCGCATAGCTCAAAAGTTTGGATCGCACTACGAGATTGAGTTCTATAATTCTGGTTCTACAAACGCAAGCATAAGCATGAGGCGTGATACGGATGGAACTACAGTTGGAATTGCATCCAGCGTAGATACTAGGTCTTCTGGCGGTATCACACTTCCATTCACCCTGCCAGCTACACTTTCTGCGCAGACTGTAAAGCGTATTGCTAATAGCCTGCGATCCTATCAAAAATGGCGTAATATGCGCATGACAATTTCCGCTCCATCCAAGAAGCTTTCCATCCGTGGAATTATGCTTGCAGCCAATCCTGACACAATTGAGGTGCAAAAGAACGTATGAGTGATTTGCCTTGTAATAGCCCAAGAAGAACACCAGGTGAACGCAAGAAATTTGTTGTACGAGCATGTCAAAATGGAAAATCAAAGACAATTCGATATGGCGATCCAGACATGAAAATAAAGAAAAACAATCCAGCCAGAAGGAGTAGTTTTAGGGCTAGGCATGGGTGCGACAGCAAGCCGCCCAGCAAATTAACACCAAGATATTGGTCTTGTCGGAACTGGTGATATGACTGCTATTGAATACATAGAGCAAAGCAACGTTCCGGAGGCCATGTGGCCTAACCTAGCTGAGTGGTTTGGCTGGTTTGAGAAGCAAGGCATGGTAGGCATTGTAGAGGATAAGGATGGCATTGCAGGCGTGGCTCTGGCTAGGTGCATCAAGGATGGGCAAGAGCCTAAGCATTATGTGCATAGCGAAGATGGTGAGAATGTGTTTGTTGATTTGACTATCTCCTCAAAAGGTGCTAAATCCTTGAGATGCTTGCTGTTGCTCCTTTGGGAGCGTTTTGGTCCTCGCAAGCGGATCACCTTTAATCGTTCTGGAAAACCAAGGAGTTACGACTATATGACATTTATGCGAAAGGCTAGGGTTTAACACCATGGGTGGATCACCGTCTATTCCCGCACCTCCTCCTCCGCCCGATCCGAATGCGGTTGCGCAGGCTAATGCGGCTGCCTATAGGACGAACATTGATACCTACATAGAGAAGGCTCCAGGTATGGCAGAACTAGAGAACAAGCTTCGCGTGCAGTATATGCCGCAACAACGTGCTTTAGAACGCCAATTGTCAGCACTGGATCAGCAGGCAGGCGTGCAGGCTGGGATGCAATTAGAACGCCAATACGGACCACAGCGTACCCTAGAGTCGCTTCGTAGGCAGTACGAGACTAGCCCACAGGCGTATGCTTTGAATCGCGGATTAGGCGATCAGATGACGCGCCAGTTCGAGCGTCTTTATGGCACATCGCCCTATGGCTCGGTTGAGCAGAATGTAGCGTTTAACCGCCAGCCAGGACCAGTTGATTTTTATGGAACGATTGGCACGAACATTGGTAGTCCAGAGCTAAAGGCGTAATATGGCAGTAACACGATTTTATCCTGGGGAACTTCCAGATGATCGTTATCCGATAAGATACAAGGTTAATGATGATGGGACAATTTCTACTTTGCAATCTCCAGCAATAGGCGACAGAAATCAAAAAAGAATAAACATAGAAAACTACAGCAATCAATCTGGTAATTTTCCCTTTACAAACATAGACGATGCCCAAAATGAGGTTGCAAGAAGACAACGCAGCGAAATTAAAAATTCTGCTGCTCCAACCAAAAAAGAAATTCTATCAAAAGAAAAATTCTTTTATGATGTGTACAAGCCAAGCATTGGTGGAGATGCTGGATTGTTGTCATTTTTTCCTAGTGGCGGAAGGGGTGCTGGGCAAGTTGACGGAAGCCCTAGAGTTCCAGATTATAATCAATTCATGTCTGGGGTTTCGACGTTTTCGCATAGGCATGACGGAAAAGTTTATCCATTGTACGCTTCGATAAAAAGTGGAGACGACCTTAACGCAAAATATGATGCGTATGTTGCCTCAGAAAAGGAAAGGCAAAGGATAGAAAAAGAAACGGCAGATAGGGAGGCGAAATACACATCTGTCTCCGAGCAAATCAAGGGCTATACGACAACCAACAAACTTGACGCGCAACCAATTTATTCCGCCCTATCAAATCTTTCTGCTGCCAGAAATTTTGGAGCATCAGATTACGCAACCAAACTAAATTTTCAAGTTTCCGATCAGCAAATTATTGACGATCTAAACAATGCAAGACTGCAAAGGTTGGCAAGAATTTCTGAAAGTGGGAATGCTCAAATTGTTGGAATCCAAGAAAGAATAAACCAGGCTAACCAACTAATATCACAGCTTCCACAGGGAGACGCAAGGCGGACATCTAGTGAGTCAGCAATTTCAACCTTAACGTCCGACTTGAAATCAGTTAACGAGGCTATAGCTGAAGCAAATAATCAAATTAAAAACTATAAGCCAATCACAGCAAATGATGTGGCTGGGCAAAAGGACATAACATCATTTAGAGAATTTTTACAGCTACCCGAAGAGCGTGCCTCACAACAACTCCGCCAGATTGATCCAGATTCCTACGAAACATCGCTTGAGCTTGGTAGGAGATATAGGGAGATGGCTGCTGCTCCTATCGGGGAAACCAAGTCAGCCCAAGCCGAACAACTCCGTAGCAACCTAGAACAAGAGGCGATCAATCAGCTTGCCCTTGGCTCGCAGTTAGGCGCAGAGGAGCAGAGGCAATATCAGCAGGCTGCTAGGGCAGCACAGACAGCGCGAGGCAATATCTTTGGCGTTGCTCCTGCGGTAGAGGAGGCGGTCACAACTGGTCTTGCTGGCGAACAGCGTAAGCTGGCACGCTATGGTGCAGCTACTCAGTTCCTTGCTTCTGGACAAAACACATCTGATGCGTTGAAGTCTGATATAGCATTCCGCGATGCGTTGCTTCAAAACCGCCTTGGCGCGGCTTCTGGATTTGTTGCTGGTGGACCATCTATCTACAACCTTTCTCAAGCCAGAACAGCCCAACAGCAGGGTGCATTCCAGAACTACATCCAAGCCAATCAAGCATTGCCTGGTGGGTTTAACCAACAGCCTTCAACGGCTGCTAACTTCTATCAGACAACAAGCCAAGAGATTCCTGTTGCACTTACGAATGCGTTTAATCAGCTTTATAACTCACAATCTGATTACGGGGCTAGGACATATAGCGCGCGAGTTGGCGCAATTGCCAGCCAGCCAAGCGGAGCGCAACAGTTTGCGCAGATTGCTGGCGGTATTGGTTCGCTAATGCCTTCGTTCTCATTCAGCAGATAGGAGTAAATATATGGGTGGACTAAGCTTTAATTTTGAAGGGCCGGAAGCAAAAAAAGAACGCGAATTGCGCCAGAGGCTTACCGATCTTTCCGTTAAGAAACTTGCCGCGGACAAGGACATCATGGATGCAGATGTTCGCGGATCTTTGATTGACCAAGAACAGGCCATTTATAATGATCCAAACGCAACCCCAGGAAGAAGGGCTGTTGCGAATCAAAGAATGATGGAATACGGAGGCGCGGTTAACGTGCCTGGATTGGGAAATATACCATCCGTAACTCCGGCTGAAAGAGTTAACCAAGCGATGGCAACAAAGTTTGAGACAGCAGCGCAAGGCTTGGCTTACGCAAATCAAAGAATTGCAGAGGCGCAGGCATCCGGCAATCAAGGATTGGCTCAAGCCCTTACTGTTGCAAGAGACGATATGTATAAGTCCGCAAAGGATAATTTTAAGAAGCTTCCAATCAAAGAGATTGGCGAGTTGACTGATTACAAGGCTCTTGTTGATCTTGGCAAATTTGCAAATGAATCCATTACAAGCACTGATCTTTATGGTCCAATTAGAGGCAGGGTAAATCCTGTGATTGCGTCAACATCTGGATATCCGGATTACACTAAAATGATGCAGGCTTTTTCTGGAGTACAAAATCAGATATTAAAGGCAAGATCTGGTGGTAACGTGACAGATAGCGAAGCAAAAAGATTTATGGCTGAAATCGGAGATCCAAATGCAAATGATTTTGCCGATAGAATGATGGCATTCGGAGCGCAAAGACGGCGTGAATATCTTGGTAAATTACAGGTTCTTCGTGATTCTGGATATGACATTCCAGATACGCTTCTTCCGGATGATCTTCGAGAGAATCTTGGCACAGGTAGTAAGGCATCTGGAAGAGCAGGTGCTACTGGCACTCAATCCAGACAGGTAATTCAAACAACGATTGACGCAAACGGCAACATTGTCATTCCAAGATAATGCCAATCCTTGATGTACCTGGAGTCGGTCAGTTTGACCTTCCGGATAGTTCAACTCCGGAACAGATCAATAAATTTGTATCTGATCTAAACCAAACAAGAACTGCTGTAGAGCCTCAGACAACTGGAGATTACCTACAAAGGCAGGCTGGGCTTACCGCTCGCGCGGCAATCAACCCCATCACAACCGGCGCATTGGCTGGCGCGGCAATGGGCGCACCATTGGCTGGAGTTGGCGCAGTTCCTGGCGCACTGGCCGGAGCAACGGCAGGAGCGATTACCGATTACGCACCTAGAATTTACAATGCGATAGCCGGAATGGTTGGGGTGCAAGGAAGGCTTCCAGCTCTTGGTGACGTTCTTGAACAACTTAAAAATGAAGCAGGGCTACCAAATCCTGTAACTTCTGCTGAGAAGCTTTCCCAGGCGGCGGTTGAGGCAGGCACATCAATGCTTCCAACTCTTGGTGCTGGAGGGATTTTGCAACAAGCATCGTCTCCAGTTCTAAGGGGTGTTGGAAACATTCTTACTGAAAGGCCAGCATTACAATCATTTCAAGCAATTGGTGGCGGGCTTGCATCTGAGGGAGCTAGGCAGGCTGGAGCAGGGCCAGTGGGTCAAATGGCTGCGGGCGCAGCCGGAGTCGCTGTTCCAAGCCTAGCAACGCTTGGCGAGGGAGGAATAAGATCACTTTTGAGGGGTGGGGCAAAAGCAGAAGACATTGCTTCCAATATTAGGGCTTTTGAAGATGTCGGCCTCACGCCTACCGCCGGACAAGCAACACAAACTACTCCGATTAAGGGTCTTGAGGCGGGAATGGCTAAAATACCTGGATCTGGAGGTGTTTTAAGGGATTTCGGAACAGCGCAACAAAGGGGATTGCAGGAAAAGTTGAGGGGAATTACTGAAGAATTGTCTCCGGTTACAGAGCCTAGCGTTGCTGGAGCAGGAATTAAAGAAGGAGTTCCAAAGGTTTTCGGTCAAAAACGAGTTGTTGAATCAAGACTTTACAATAACCTTGAAACGCTTCTTCCATCAAACACTCAAAGTTCTGTAGACAATTTTCAATCAACACTGAAGGGGGTTATGCAACCAATACCAGGTGCGCCTGCCCTGAGTGCTGGAATGGAAAATCCAATGCTCTCTAAAATTAAGGCTGATTTTGATAGCGACATTAAGAAGACAGGCACTTTGAGCGTTGAGGCACTTAGGGTTCTTAGGAGTAAAATAGGAAACGCCTTGGCCGGAATAAGCCTTCTAAACGATGTTCCAAGGCGTGAATTTAAGTTGCTTTATGGTGCGCTATCAGATGATATCAAGGTATTGGCGGCCGAACAGGGAGACGAGGCATTAAACTTATTTAGCAGGGCAAGCAATTATTCAAAAGCGTTACACGAAAGAGCCGATAAACTCCAAAGCTTTGTAAACAAGCTTGAGCCAGAGTTGATTTACAATGCTGCGTTTTCTGGTTCAAAATCTGGAGGAACAAGGCTTTCGGCCTTGATGAAAAGCCTTCCTCTGGAAGACCAGAAGGCAGTTACAAGCACATTTGTTGAGCGCATGGGCAGGGCTTTGCCTGGTCAGCAAAATGAGATTGGTGATGTTTGGAGTTCAAGCACATTTCTTACTAACTTCAATAAACTCAGCAATCCGGCCAAGCAACAGCTTTTTGGAAGATATGGTTCTGATTTTAGGCGGGATATTGAGAAGATAGCCAGAGCATCAGCTCTTGTTCGCAGTGGTGGCAATGTTCTTGCGAATCCATCCGGAACTGCTGCCGGACTTACCCCTATTGCGCTTGCGACTACTTTCTTTGGATCTGCTGGAGTTGGAAAGTTTGGTGTTTCCGGAGGAGTGGCTGGACTTGTTGGAACGAGCTATCTTGGATCTAAACTATTTACGAATCCAAAATATGTACGCTGGCTTGCTAAGAATACTGAAATCACGCCCAACCAGCTTCCGGCAGCCGCGGCAAGCCTTCAATCATTGGCTAATGACGAGGATGATCCCGACTTGGATGCAATGGCTAAAATTCTAAAGAGGCAGGCAATCCAAAATTCGCTAGGTAAGTAATATGGCATCATTCCAGGTGTACGGCGCGGAACGGCAGTCAAACTTTATTCCAAAGAGAATGGAAAGGGACATTATGGATGCATCTATTCGCAAAGAAATTGAAACGCCAAAGAATCCTGTGCTTCAAAAAATGACTGAATCAATTCCTCTGACACAGGCAGAGCTTGATCCGCTTATTTCCGCGGCGATGAAGACAGTTGATTTTGAAAGCAGGCGCGATAAGAACGGGAATCTTGCTGTATATAAGTTGCCATCCGGAGATATGGGTGGAAGTTACGAGGTAGCTGGAATTAACAACAAGTATCATCCGGATGCATTCAAAGCAATATCATCACTATCTCCAAACCAAAGAGAACAAGCGGCGGCAGAATACGTTGTTCAATACACAGCCCCATTCACGCAAAAGCTTCCAGATGCAGTTAGGCCATTCGCGCAGGATCTTGCGTTTAATCGAGGCGTGGGCGGTGCAACAAAATATATGCAACAAGCATTAAATAATCTTGGTGTTCCAGTAAAGGTTGACGGCGCAATTGGACCGCAAACACTCAATGCCATTAGACAAGTTGACCCAAAAAGCCTAATGTTTGAAGCAAGCAAGGCTCAATGGAACGATGAGTTGCGTATGGCCAGCAAGAATCCAGACAGAAAGAAATTTCTGAATGGTCTACAGAACAGGATAAACAATAGGTTTTCCCTGTTTGGTAGTGGGTGATTATTTAGCCTTTAGAATAGTGCCTCCAGCGACAACCGCTGGGCGCGTTCCGGCAAATACTCCATCCACATAAACAACAGTTGATTTATTTGAAATGAACGAATCACCAGCCCTTACAGTTGTGCCATGAGCGGTAAGATAAGAGCATCCGGCCTGTTGAATAACGCCTGTGGGCGTGAAGAAGGTTGTTCCGGCTTGAATAATTGCGCCACCAGAGCCTACCGCAACATTGCCAGCCCTAGCAAAGCTACCGCTACCTTCATAAACTCCGCCGGTTACGGCATCAATGGCATCAAGAGCCTCTTGAGCGTTGGCTGTTGCGGTTGCAAGAACAATGGTTAATAATATTTGTGTTGTTTTCATAGTAAAAAGTATCTAGCACAAACCGAAAGCCGTCAAGCATGAAATTAACATCAAGACAAGTAGGTGCAGTTGGGGTAGCCCGCGTTACCGGCGCGTTGCTCCGTTGCGGGTACAATGTGCTTACCCCATACGAGGATTTTGCTGGGTATGATGTGGTGGCCGAGAAGAATGGAAGGTTTTACCGCATTCAGGTTAAGACGGCGCAGACTGTAGAACCTGGACGCACCAAGTACCGGTTCACCACCAGCACTGGTAATGGGTTTAATATACCCAAGCGCGCTATTAGTGGTGTCGATTACGTTGCATGTTGGGGCATGAACGATGATTTATTTTGGTTATTGCCAATTGCCAAGTGCAGGTCGGTAACAACAAAGCTTTGCCCATCGACAGGCGGGGGATGGCGTGTATTTAAGAATCTGTGAACGAAAAAGAGGCGTGGGCTAAGTTTGAGGAAGGGTTGAAGGACGCGGAATCCTTTGATGAGGCTGTGGCTTGGGTTAAGAAAAATAAGAAGATAGTGCAAAAGTTAAGCATGATGGCAATGATAAGAAAATTTAATGATGATATCAGTCGCGCTAATAAAACTTGGCTTAATTAAATAGCGGTTATTTTGTTATTGACCGGAATTGGCTAAATCCCTAGCCATATCTGAATGGAAAAAAACCAAGATTCGATACAAGTAAGCGAACTTGGGTGGAAGTTCCAAAAGCAATTTTTCTCAACTATCTTTGGCTCTTTATGCATGGAGTCAAAAAGCAGGTCGTTTACTGTTTCTAATAAAGCCATGAATGAGTTCATGGAACAATGCGTTAAAAATGGACCGGCTCATTTTATGATTGACGGAGACGATGCAACTGACCTAACAATGAGCGTCACATGGGAAAAATAAACAGCAGAGCAAAGGGAGCGGCGGGAGAGCGCGAATTGGCTAACTATCTGCGCGAACAAGGCTGGCGTAAGGCTAGGCGTACACAACAATACGCTGGCAATCCAGAAGGTGGTAGCGGAGATGTTGTTTGCGAGAACTTTCCCTTCCATATCGAAGGCAAGCGTTGTGAGGCACTCAAGCCAGAGCAGTGGATGGAGCAATCTAAAAAAGATTGTCCGGCAGGTAAGATACCGGCAGTGTTCTTCCGCCGTAATGGTCGCAAGGAATGGCTTGTTATTTTAACCGCAGACAGCGTGTGCGAATTAGCTCGACAGATCGCGCCCGCGAATGTCACTATTGAATATGCGAAGACCGCAACCATCGCGCAGGGCTTTTACGTCAAGTCACCAGCTTTTGAAGACCTTACCCCAACAACAATAAACCCAAACAAATAAATAAAGGAGATACTACAATGGCATTAACATTAAGTGAATCAGCAAAACAAGAACGCAAACTACCAGAAGCGGGAGCTACTGTAGGCGTTCTCTACAGCCTAGTTGACCTAGGCCACCAGAAAACCAATTGGGACAACCAAGAGAAGTGGACACCTAAAGTCCGCTTGACCTTTGAGTTGCCCGATCAAACCGATGAGTTTGAGGTCGAGGAGAATGGCAAACGCACCACAGTCCAAAAGCCTATGGTCGTTAGCATTGAGCAGACCCGCAGCCTTGGCGAGAAAGCAAGCCTTCGCAAGCTTCTCGAACAATGGCGCGGTCAAACCTTCACCTCCAAGGAACTCCAGGCATTCAGCTTGAAGAACCTATTGGGCAAGCCAGCTATGCTGACGCTGATCCACAAGACCAGCCAACAGGGTCGGCAGTATTGCGCCATCGCGGGTGCATCCAAACTACCCAAGGGCATGAAAGCACCAGCTACTACCACCAACGATCAGTTGTATTACGAGATCGAACAGGGTGAGGCTGGTCAGTTCAATGATATGCCCGATTGGTTGCAGGAGAAGATCCGCGCATCCAAGGAGTTTGCTACCGCTGCTGGCAAGTCCACGGCCACTAAGGTCGAGTTGGACGCAGACGGCAACCAAGTGCCATTCTAAATTGTATGGCTCTTACAATCACAGCGAAAGAGCCTACTAATTCCCGTCTGGTCCAAACGGATCAGGCGGGACATTGGTACACAGCCGAGGGTGAATCCGCCCACGTTGTGATTGGCAAGAACGGAAAAGAAAGAAACACAACCGTAGCCGATGCGCGCCAGATGGGATTGTACCCATCCGTAACCAGCGTGCTTGGCATTATGGATAAGCCGCAATTGACGGCGTGGAAGATAGAGCAGGCCATTATGTCCTCGCTCACACTTCCGAAGGAGGCAGATGAAACGCTCGAAGCTTATGCGAAAAGGATCGTCAAGGACTCAAGGGAGTCAACAACCAAGGCAGCGGAACACGGCACGAGGATGCATACCGAAATGGAAAACATCCTTCTGGAACGCGCTTGCTCCACAGATGAAGTCTTTAAACCTTACATCGAAACCTTTAGAAAATGGGCAAGTGAAAATGTCGAGAAAACCTACTGGTGCGAAAAGGGTCTTGTCGGCGGAGGGTATGCGGGCAGGTGTGATGCCTACGTCAAGCTACGCGGTATTGGTGACGCTATCATCGACCTAAAGAATCGTAAGGTTAATCCTAAGTACGATCCTTTCTACGATACGGATTGCGCCCAGCTTTGGGCATACCGAGCCGCAAGCGAGAATCCCAAATGCGCCTGCGTGTCGGTGGTCCTAGCATCAAATGATGCTACCAAGCTGACAACGAAGGTGTGGGACGAAGACGAACTCTACCAAGCTGGCATTGCATTCTGCGCGATGCAGAAAGTATGGGCTTGGGTAAAAGGTTACACGCCTCCTGGGATGAAGTTATGATCGACCCAGCAGATGTCTTTTGGCTAGAAGGATTGCTTGACCAATTCTATAGGAGTTTAGCAAAATGACTGCACCAACAATTCAAGAAATGGGCAACGCCGCGCAGGAAATAGTCTGGCGCGTGATGGGTAAGGGGTCGGACAAGTCTGCTTACGGCGATTGGCTAGAGAAGGATAGGCCGACTCACGATTACCATATTGCCAGGGCGATTCGCCACCTAGCCACAGCGCAGATGCAATTGCACAAGTCCTCGCCTTGTCCAGATAATAATGGCGAAACAAGTGTTGACCACTTAGAGCGTGCGCTGGTAAGGTCGCTCTTCGTGTTAGCACAAATAAAGAAAGAGGTAACAAGATTATGATTATGGAAGATGTAAGTGTTGATTTTGAGTTTAATGGAGAAAAGTACACTGCGTATGGCAACGCAGAGATTGATACTATCACCGAGGATATTGGTCCAGTTGGTTATAGGGAACATTACTTTGCCGAGGTGGTAAACAATGTGATTATGTCAAAGATTGAAATCTCAACCGCTACTGAGGACATAAAGAATCCAAGCAAGGAATTGCTGGAAAAGGCTGATGACCTTTTGTCAATTCAGGCAACAGAAGATTTTGACGCTGGCAAATGAAACAAACATTGTCTAAATTGTTCTACTTTTTAGGCGACACAATAAGTCGTACGCTTTTGCGTACGGGTATTGGATATGGCTTATACAAAACATTTATGCTTTGGTCGATTGAACTGGATGAAAAGTTTGATGTGTGGAAAGAAGTTAAACCACGGCGGAGGAAAAAGAAATGAAGCAAGCATTAGTCACTCAATCGTTTGGTGATGATTGGAAGAACATTATTGATCTGACTAGGCCGAGGATGGAGGCGTACTGCAAACGCCATAACACCGACTTCATTCTGATCGACAAGCCACTCACGCATCCAGCGCAATACTCCAAGTCTGCAATTGGAAACATCATGGCTACTAAGGGCTACGAGCAGGTAACATTCGTTGACGCTGATGTTTTGATTGCAGCCGATTGCCCGAAGCTATCCGATGACGCTGGGGTGTTCTGTGCCTTTGACGAGGGAGCTTACTTGGACCGCAAGCCAGATATGGTCAAGCTGGCTGGGGCTTTCGGTGGAATAATCGAGCCTAAGTTCTATGTCAATACTGGCGTGTTTGTAGTTCACTCCAAGGCCGTTGGTATTCTATCTATGCCGCCAATCGGCCTACACCCTAACCACTTTGCCGAGCAGACTTGGCTCAACGTGATGGCGCACCTGTGGAACATTCCATTAACCGAGCTTGACCCATCCTTTAACTGCATGACTAGCGTTGAGTCGCACTTTGGCCTAGACCGCCACAAGGATGCGATGATTATTCATTACGCTGGGCAGTCGAACGATCTGGTTAAGTTAGCTAACCAGATCCAAGCTGATGACGCGAAGCTGGTGGAGCTAGGCCGGTGAGGTCAACCCAGCTATGTCGCGGTGACTACGATGACAGGGTGCAGCAGTTGGCTGGAGAGGTTGCACTCCAAGCTATCCGCGACCTACGGATGCTGCGCAAGCGAGGGATGGTTAAGGGCATGAAGATTGTTAAGGATCATACAGGCGTGCCACTCAACGACGCACTGGAGTATAAGAATTCACACGAAGTACAAAAGCTACTGCGTGATTTTAAGACGGGCGTTGTCTCTTGGTGGTGCAGAGCAAGCGGCGTGCAGATCGATAATAGAACTCTGCTACGGAAGCTAAAGGAAAACGACTATGTTTTGCCTAGTTGAAATTGCTGACATCGCTTGGGTAATTGCTTCTTTTGTACTTTACAGTTCGTTGCTTTTGTCTGCACTATACTGCGCGTTGTTCATCATCTTCAAATTGATTGACTACATAAAAAAGGAACTGGATCTATGAGGAAAAGAAAAGCTGGGAAACATATCAAACTTCTAAAGGTTGAGGAGTACGATGCAGTCAAAATTACAGTCAATGTTGACGATGATCTGTACGAAGCTATGGCCGAGGCTGGCCGACAACATATTGTCAAAGACAAAATGGCCTGCTTTGAATATGCATTAAACCAATCATTGCTTGAGTTATCCAAGGAGATCAAATGAACGAGTTTAAGCAGAAGGTTTTAACCGCAGCAGTAGACCGCTATGTGTTGACACCAACTCAGTGCATGATGCTACGCCAAGATGCAGAGGTGATCGGGATGAAGCGTGCAACTGTGATGAAGAAGGATGGCACTACACGAAGGTCGTTTGCCAGGAGTTGCTCGTCCTGTTGGATTCCTTACGGCCAGCATAATAATTGGATCTACAATATTATGCGGGAGATTACAGATGCAATAAACCAAGAGCATTGGCGCATTGATATTACTGGCGTGCAACAGTTGCAGATTCTAAAGTATAATCCACTCCAACAGTTTTGGTGGCACTTCGATGCGTTTACTGGATCGGATCGTAAACTGACTGCGGTGGTGAATCTTTCCGAGCCATCCGAATATCTAGGTGGTGGCTTGCAGGTTAAGGCTGACATTGAAAACGCTAGGTTCATCCGCGAGCAGGGGGCTGGTTGCTGGTTTCCGTCCTACATAGAGCATCGGGCGCGTGCTCCTATATGGGGAACGCGCTGGGTGTTGGTGGCTTGGTTTACTGGACCTGCTTGGAAATGACTCACGCTGCTAATCTACCCCGCCACTTGTACGTCAAATGCGACATGGAGTTTGTTTCTGATGGTCAGAAGCAAGGCATAGAGGACGCTGTCTGGTTCGGGCTAACCGCAGTTCCTGGTCGAGCTTGGGGATGCACAATCATGCTCAAGTGCGGTGCATTGTACCGAGGCTTGCCATTGCACGCCTTAGCTCACGGCGAGATTGCAATTATGGATTGGGACATTAACGATGCCCAACGATGGGATTGTTTTGGATGGAACTTTACTACAATTGAGTACGACTATCTTATGGGGTTGTCCTGCAAGGTTTGGATCGCCAGCAAGAAGACTTGGGAAGTTGGTCGCTACCTATTCACAGCCGAGCCTTACGGAGATGGGTTCTCCATGTCGCCAAGCCAAACCAAGTCACACCATTTTATTGCGCTTAACAATGGACGCATCACGGCAGTTCCAGGTAACAATGTACTTTGGCGCGAATCAAGTTTCACCACTCAATCCGAAAAACCTAAATGGTTGCGGACGCAATCGCAGGTTTGGAATGGAGAAGAAGCCACATGGGATGATGTGGTTGGTGAGGATACAGCGTGATCCAACTCAATCCAGAACTATGGATGATGACCCCAAAGGGTGAGGGATTGGCCTTCATCGTTACGGACTACGGAATGGATCATAACAAGATATTTACAGTAATGCTTAACTCTGGCGAGATACTTGATTTTGACATTCGTGATTGTCGCAGATGTGAGAACCCAAGCTTCGGGGTACAAGCACCATCAGTGCCTAATCCCTATTACAACATATAAGGAGAATACAATATGCTAGGTAAAGACGTATCAAAGAATATGCACGAGTTGGCAATGGACAACAAGAAGAAAGGCAAAGAGCGTGGAGCAGGCGGTAAGCCTCGCTCACGCCAGCAGATGATTGCGATAGCACTCTCTGCTGCTGGGAAGAGCAACAAATCGCCTCGTAAGTTTCGCATGCGATCTGGTTCGTAATGCAAGTCGAGGCTAAAGATCGCCTCAAGTGGGCGCGCGAGATCCTTTCAATTGCACGCAATAAGCTTGTGATTGAGAGGGATCGCGCGACTCACGGACACGCGATAGATATGATCCAGATCATTACGATGGTGGATGCAGCCAGCCTAGTCTGCAAGGAAGTTGTGGGTGAGGAATGAAAAGCAAGGACGAGATAGCGATGCAGGTTAAGAAGGAGTGGGACAATCAGAACTTGAGATGGAAGCTGTGGGTCGAGGCTGGTGGATTTAGAACCGAGATATTTTGTTATAGCAGTGCAGAGGAAGAGTATTCCAAGTGCGTAAAAGAGCTTGTTGACCAAGCCTATAAGATGCAGAGTATATGAACGTAAAAATACTACAAGGCGACTGCATTGAGCAGTTAAAAACTTTGCCGGAACAATCTGTGAATTGTTGTGTAACAAGTCCTCCGTATTGGGGATTGCGCGATTACGGCACAGGCACTTGGGTCGGCGGTGATACAACATGCTCGCACAAGCGGGACAGTAAGCAGTCGGATAAGACGCAAACAGGCCACAGGAATCTGGAGGGAGCGGTTGGGGATGGGATATACAAGGATGTTTGTAGGCGATGCGGTGCAGTCCGGAAGGATGAGCAGGTTGGGCTTGAGTTAACTCCGGAGCAATATACGGCAAAGATAGTTGCTGTGTTCAAAGAAGTGTATCGGGTGCTAAGAGATGACGGCACGCTTTGGCTTAACCTCGGCGATTCATACGCATCATACAGGGATGGAAAGGCAACTCCGGATTCATCTAGGAATGGCGATACAGGCACTCTTGTTGATAGCGGTTTAGCCAAGAACAGGATGGCATCAACTTTCGCCGGAAGCAGTGTTAAGCACAAGGATCTGGTCGGCATACCTTGGCGGGTGGCATTTGCTCTACAAGCAGACGGATGGTATTTGCGTCAAGACATTATCTGGCACAAGCCCAACCCAATGCCGGAGTCTGTTAGGGATAGATGCACAAAGGCTCACGAATACATTTTCTTGATGACTAAGAAGCCGAATTATTATTTTGATAACGAGGCAATCAAGGTCGAGTCAAAACAGGATTGGGGTACGCGAGACAGAACAAACGGCAAGTATCATAATTCCGGAACAGGATTGCAACCGCACAGCGGATTAACGAAATCATACGAAAAAGCAAACAAGCGGAGCGTTTGGTCGGTTAATGTCAAGCCGTACAAGGAAGCACACTTTGCTGTATATCCATCCGAGTTGATTGAACCCTGCATACTAGCTGGTTGTCCTGTCGGCGGAACTGTACTTGATCCATTCGGTGGTAGCGGTACAACGGCACAGGTGGCGGTGGAACACGGAAGGAATGCAATCCTTTGCGAGCTTAATCCGGAATATGTAAAACTGATAAATAAAAGGATTGCAGAGGCACAGCCTTTGCTTTTAATGTAAGGCCAAATGAGCGCACTATACGATTGGATCATTGTCGGAGCAGGATTGGCAATAGGAAAGCTTCTTGTTGCCATTGCGGTCATTACAGCCATAACAGCAATTCTTGCTGTTTTATTCATTATAGAGGAGAAAACAAAATGAAACTATGGACTAACCAAACCAACTCAATCCACAAGGTAGATGACAACCTACTTCATGTTCGCAACACTTACGTGCTTCCGGACGAGCTTACTGGTGGGATCTGGAACGACTCAATCCCATGCCCACACAAGATTAAGCCTTACTACAAGGGCAGGTCGGCGGGCGGGGCTACAGCCGTCTACAGGGCTGGTGCGATTGGTGATGCGGTCATTGCCACAGCTTTCGTAAACTACTTGGTGCAGGAGTCTGGCGGGGTTGTGGATGTCTACGCTCCGGCTCGCAACCTTCCGCTCTATGCCGGGCTAGGTGCGAAACTTTACCCGCTACCATGCACGCTGGAGGCTTGGGAAAGTTACGATAGTCATTTACCAACCGATGATTTATTCAGCGGGCAGGTTGGAGACACAAAACTTGGTACTGGACCAGGAAACTGCTACAAGCGAATCTACGAATGGATGGGGGTTTGGGATGAGAAGACAATGGCGAAGTATTGCAAGCCAGTCCTAAACCTAATCGAGCAAGACCATGATGAGTTAAAGGCGTTAGGCAAGTGGCCGTTGCCAGCAAAGTATTTCGCCTATCATGTTTCGTCCAGCGGACCAACCCGCACCTACCCGCCCAAGATGGGGCAGGATGCGGTGCTGGCACTGTTAGAGGCGCATCCAGAACATCACGCGGTAATCATCGGGCTGGATAACAGCAATAACTTTAATGTCGATCACCCTAGAGTGGTTGACCTATTCAATACTACAAAAGCGATTAGGTCGTTGTTTCCGGTGGTTGCCAACGCTGACTTCGTTGTAGCTCCGGATAGTAGCGTAAACCATATTGCTGCCGGATTGAATACTCCATGCGTATCCCTTTGGGGTAGTTACGATCCAGCCGATAGAATGTCTTTCTACCCTCTAAACGTATCGGTGTTTAAGCCGGATGTTTGCCCGCACGCGCCTTGCCGTCCGCATGCAGGATTGCCACAGGCGAAGTGTAAGGATGCGAGCAATCGCACCCCGAAGACTCAATACTGGTGCAATGCCCTGCGGAATATTACAGCGCAGGATATTGTTGAGGCCAGCAAGAAGGCGATGGAGCTAGGGGCTTAAAAAATAATGCTTGCATTGGTTTTGGGTAAATGCCAAAACTCAAATATGAAAAACACACAAATTGTAAATTATAAAGAGACAGTAAGAAATGAAGTTATTGCTCACAATAGTTTTGATCTACTTGATGAACGCAAAAGATCAATGGGAGCAGAGATCAGAACTTTTGAAATTACAAGAACTAGAATAAAAAAAATTCCGTGTGGGTACGAGTGTACTATGGGTGAATTGGGGTTTTTTTATGGATTCATTCCGCAGGCAACACGAAACGGAAAGCCATTTGGTCCAGCCCAATTTGGAAGTGAATTTAGAACCAAGGCAGAGCTTGATAAAGCAATTGAAAAGTATTTAGAGTCTGCTCGCAAGAGAGCAGTCAAAAGGGCTGGCAAATGAGCAACACAGAATCAACCAAGCATAAGTTTTATTACGGCGAGGAAACCTATACCATCTGCGTCACCAAGGATGATTGGTGGTTGGAAGAGTCAGTAGATATGTCGGAGTTAATGATGAAGTGTGGTGAGGAGTTTGCGCTAGATCACGGGATGATGCCTCCAGAAGGTTTGTGCGTTGAGTGTTGGAAGGGGAAATATCTTGATGTAGTTGAGGACTATTACATAGGCGGCACGACCATTAAAGACCTAGACCTACGCAGGTGTTACAAGTGCAAACATACTGTCTTGCCTTGGCAATCGGCGGATAGAGTTGACGAGGTATTGGAGGCTTTGAAGAAACCAGCAGAGCTATGCCCTACTTGTCGCAAGTCAAACACGATTGAGTTTACTGGCGATCTCAAGATGGATTCGGTTTGCAAGCTGAACGGCGAGCCTTTCACCGCACCCAACATAACCAGAACACAATGCCCTGTGTGTAAGGATGAGTTCTTCACTATGTCCGAATTAAAAAAGATTGACGCTGCTATTCGGGAAGAGCAGAGTCGGCTTGGCATACAACCATAACCAAGGAAAGGAACAACTAAATGAAACTAGAATCACTCGCTGTAAAGATGGAATCTCTCGCAAGTTTGCTGATGGCAGACCTAAAGCAAGGCAAACGAATATCACCAAAAGATCATAAGTTTTTAAGAACTTGGCTCAAGGCAAAGAAAACCAAATAACTAACTGGCGTTGTGGTACGCAGGGAGATCCTGCGGCGGGCGTTTCCTCAGTGTGTCTACCCCTTGAATCAGAGCCAGTTTGAATTTTATGACAACAGCACAACGACAAGCTGAAGAGATCGTAGGCCAAGTGGATTGGCAGTCCGGGAACCATGGGCTTTGCAAGTGTCCAGGTGAGTCGGCACACACCAGCCATACGAGGGTTAGGGATACAACTGTATTTGTTGATGGCGCACCCACGATCTTCTGCTGGCATACCAGTTGCGCTCCGTATCGTGATGAGGCTAACCGCAAACTTCGTAAGTTAATATTTAACGATCCATTATATCGTCCTATTAACATTATGTCTGTTGGGTCGTCTGCTACAATTCGTTTAGTGAAAGATCCGGAGGCAGATGTTTTGGATAGACTAAAGACGATTGCCGAGTCTAACAGGAGCCGATACTTGACTCATTACAATTGGGATCCTGCCGATATGTTTGAGGAGAGTCCAGTCAAGCTGGAAGATCCAGATACCGAGTATCACTTGTTCCTATCCCTGTTCAACATCGCCGACAACATTTGGATCGGTGATGTCAAGGACAGCGGTAGGCATCCGCAGAACTTTCGATCAGCTTGGGATTGGAAGAAGTTGGATGCACCGATAGGGCAATTCACGACTGGAGCAACCTATAAGCAAGGCACGATCAGCAGATCGAACGATACAGTTGAGCATAGGGTTTATTTGGTAGTCGAGTCGGACGTGCTTACCAAGCCAGAGATCGGGGCGGTGTTCCAACTTATGCGTGATCTATTCAGAATGAAACTTTACGCAGTGGTTGACACAGGCGGTAAGAGTCTCCACGGCTGGTTTGAGATGCCACAAAAGAATGAGTGGGTTGAGCAATTAAAAGCTTTCCTTGTTCCATTGGGGTGCGATCCTGCAACTTTCAAGCCAAGCCAACCAGTAAGAATTCCTGGTGCTAAAAGAAACGACAAAACACAGAGCCTTTTGTGGTTCTGCAAGGAGGGGAAATGATAGAGCCAGCAGTAGCTTTGGGAGTTAAACAAGAGCCAAGTACAATCCCACCAATCAAGACCTACGCCGAGTTAATGTCCGAAAACATACAAGAGCCAAACGTCCTTATGGATGGCTTGCTACATCAAGGCGGGAAGCTTTTGCTTGGCGGAGGCAGCAAGGCTTACAAGTCATGGTCGCTTATTGACCTAGCCATCAGCCTGCACACCGGTACTCCTTGGTGGGGCGTTAAGTGCGCCAAGTCGCGGGTGTTGTTCATCAACTTCGAGATTCAAGAGTGGTCGTTCCGAGGCCGGTTGTTTGACGTAGCCAAGGCCAAGGGCGTGCAAGACCAAGTTGGTGATATGTCGATCTGGACACTGCGGGGCCACGCGGCAGACCTTACCCTAATCCGCCCGATCATTGAGGAGCATATCCGAGACAAGGGATACCAAGCGATCATCCTAGACCCTAACTACATGCTGATGGGGGATAGGGATGAGAACAACGCCGGAGACATGGCACAGCTTATGAATGAGTTTGAGATGCTGGCAACCCGCCACAACCTGTCTGTCATCCTGTCACATCACTTCAGTAAGGGCAATAAGAGCAGTAGCGAGTCGATTGATAGGTTCAGCGGGTCAGGTGTTTTTGCGCGTAATCCAGATTCCTTGGTCGTTTTGACCGCCCATGAAGAGGATGAGCGCACCTTCACCTGCGAGGTGACGTTGCGTAACTTTGCCCCTATAGACAGCTTTGTAGTCCAATGGAGCTATCCGATGTTTAAGGCTAACTATGCGCTCAATCCGGACAAACTAAAGAAGCCAGGGGCGCACAAGAATATAGAGGATTCCAGGCTGTTGAGGGAGATGGGTAGCAAGGAGTGGGTTGCCAACGATCTGGTCAAGACAATGGCAGGAAAGTTTGAAGTGTCAGACAGGACTGTATACCGCTATATTAAGAGGCTTGTCAGTGCTGGCAAGATATTGGTAGAGAGCGGGTTATACAGCGCGAACCAAGCAACCTTTTAGGTTTTACTGTCAAAATCAACTGACTGTCGCCAAAATACTGACATGTACACTATGACAGACTCTATATATATACAATATATATACATCACGAAGCAGGAAGGGGTACAGGCTTCTTGCCTTGCCTGTCCCCTGCCTTCCTGCGTAGTGTTTTGGACTAATAAATGAACGACAACGGCAAGCCGGACGAGGCCATGTGGCTACCTATTGAAAAGGAGTGTGATACAATGGGTGCTTCAATGGATGAGGAAAGTCATCGTTACAAGAGAGCTATTAGGTTTATACATCTATTAAAGCTTGAGAATGCCCAGCTACACGCTGTTGTGAGGGTATTGGGTCAGCTAGTGGATGACATGAATAACAACTGCTCCTATGAGGTATTTGAGGCCGAATGGAAGGATGTTACAGACTCCATAGGAAGGCTTGCTTCGTTCTTTGCCAGACACCAGAAGAACCTACAGCAACTACACGATGAATGCCCAAGGGAGGATGAATATGAAAAATAAAGGCGTTAAAATGCCTCAAAATCGAGCGGAAATGCCCCTACAACGCGTCTTCAAGGCCAACCAAGTAGAGGGTAGCCAAAATAAGAATCAAAAGGCGTATAAACCTATTACAGTAGAGCCTCTAGGTAATAGGGCTTGTTGCTGTTTTATCGGAAAATAGAAATAGAAAATTCCAAATTTTTTTGGTTTTCCAGATTCCCAAATTCCCCCTTATAGGGCGTTTTTCTTGGCTCTAATAGGGGTTTCCAAAAATTTTTCAAAAAATTTCAAAAAAGTATTTAACGTCATGAAATATCCATATCCATGGATATTCCGCATGTGTGAAGTATTTATGCGGGCAAAAATAAACCGGAGAAGGGATAGAACCTCCTCCGGTTGTTCTTACTTGGAGCGTTTTTCTTCAATAAACTTTGCTAACTCAAACCGATTAGAATCATTGCAAAGTTCAATTCTCTCCCAATCCGTATCAGTAAAGTTTTTCGTATCAATTATATGTTTTGCATCAATTCTACCGAAACTTCCTTCATCGGTAAAATAGTATGTATGTTTTGATGTCATATATTCTCACCTCCCATCACTATCTCTCTAGCACTTCCGATGTCCCAATCGGAATCATTGTAATCCTCCTCCCATTCCTTCCAAGGTAGGGTCTGAGCCTTTATCCGAGCCTCTTCCTCACTTACGGCTTTTACTACCGCAGTGTACGAGACAAGAGTCCTAGCGGATACTCTGAATAATTTTTCGCTCATTTCCTTTCCCCTCCCATCCTTCCTTCCGCTAGGAACCTATGCTCTCCGGTTCCATGCCAAGGAACCAATTCGACAAGATAGGTTGTCGATCCGGTGGCGTTGTCATGTTGCAGTTCAACTCTAACGGCTCCATTCCAACACGCGGAATGAGTCTCCAAAGTGCGATGTCCGCACCTTGTGGCCATTCCTTTGGCTCCCTTAATTGTTCCATACAATGCGCTCATATTGTGTGTCTCCTTTTCTTTTCTATTTCTTTTAGGCAAACCCTATCGGGTCAAACCTTTGCTTCCCCCATGCTAAAGGGAAAGACAAGGTTGGACGTTATTTTTTGTTATCCCAAAACATCCAAACGAACGCGAGTAAACCCGCACCCATTATCAAACCATGCAGAAACACTACAGGCACATTCATGTTTTCTCCTCCTTTACAATATACCAAGGCTTCCATTCTCCGCCGTTTTTTATGATCCACCTATTCGCCTCCGCTCGCGACATAAAGCCGGAGCAGATCACGATTAGGCGATCATCGATGACGTAGTATTTACTCATAGACATACCTCACCGGATGCTACGCTCGGAGCGTTTTTCTCTAACTCGCCGTCTTTGTATCCATCATTGTATCCGGCTTTGTAATTCCTATCCGCTGAAAGGATAGTGTGTGTGTATCCCTTCAGTCCGTCATCATATCCGGATTGGTATCCATCTTCCCAAGCTTCCGAATTTACGTCTGCGGACGGCGAAACGTCATAATCCGGAAACAATTCTTTTTCCTGAGTCTTCGACAGGCTCCCGTATCCGGAATATCCGGAATATCCCAAATATCCGGAAGACCCCAAACTTTTAGAGTCTTTCGCGCCAAAGGAGCGAGAGGGCATAGGTTTGACCGATTCTTTTCCTATGATCTTCCCATCTTGGATTGTTGTCGCAAAGTCTGGTTTGAGCATCCATGGCGCGTTCGGAACCTTATCGAAAAGGCTCGCAAGCTTTGTCACGTCATGGAGTGTCGTTCCCACTACAATTCCTCCGGAGACTAGGCAAATGTGAAGGTTGGGGGTGCTGTCACGATAAATCGTCAAGGCTCCTCCGGAGCGTAGGATAAGAATCCCCGCATATCCGGAGTAGTGTTTCGACAACTCGCGCCATCCCTTGCCTATCGTGAATGTGTTAAACAAGTCTTCACTATCACACACTCCTTTTTTGGCTCTCTTCTTTCCGGAGTAATCCACTATCCCATTATGAGCCAAGGCAAGATCATCATTCACAAAAGGGTGAGTGTTCTCAACTCCTAGCGAATTGGTGGAGATTCTGCCATGGAAGATCCCTCCGGTGCATGGAGAAAGCTTCCCTTTTGCCTCATAGGGTTGATCCGCCAAGCTTTCCCATTCCCCAACTTCAGGATAATTGTATCCGAGGAGGGAACCGGTTGTAAGCCGTAGGGATGTTATCCCCTTAATATCCCCACCGGATAGAGCATACCCAAAGCCGTCTTTTTGATCTTTGAGAAGATCGCGAGCGGTTTGGATAATCTCCGAGAGTTTTCCTTCGCTAACTTTTTCCGATACTGAGAATCCTAATAGTTTGCACATATTGTATTTTCCTTTCCTTCAGCTAATTGCCATTCCATCGGTAAGATGGATTTTATTTTCTTCTATGAGTTTAGTCCGGAGCGAATGTGCATGGTGGACGTGAAACTGCCGGAAACGTCTCCACACATAAAGCCGGATCGACTCCGGAAGACTCTCCATGCGGATAAGATCCTCGACTCCTATTGCCAAGGAATTGCCATCACGCTTTTTCGCTACGGCATCAATCTCGGAAGAGTTTTGGATGAATTGACAAAGCTTGATCCATCCCAAGACCTTCCAAAAGTCAAGCGTTCCGCCATGGAGCCGAACTTCTATCGTTTTATGTTTCCGATATGCGGACAAGTAGTTAATCATAGTATATCGATCCGAGTTAAACCGATATGTTCCATGTTTAAGGATGGCTCTGTTCATTTGACAGAAACGATTCTCCAAACGTGAAGGGGCGACTAGCTTCATAAGAGCCGGAAGAGACTTAACAAGCCGTTTGGCTCTCTTTGTCGCCGTCACTTTGGAGACTCCGCGCTGGTCGAGGTGGACGTGCATTCCGCATGTAGTATTCACTTCACCTCCCATCGCGGTAATCTTATCCACAATACCTTTCAAGCGTACCGGATTCTCGCTACGCATTGTCACTTTCACTTCAGCACCGGAGCCATCTTCTCCGGAGTGATCTTCATATCTTACAGATCCATCTCCCACAACCTCTGTCAGCATTCCGAGATCCTTTTCCGTTGGAACGGAATAATCCTTGTGGAATACGCATTCTAACTCTACGGAAACGAGGTTTCCGCTAAATGCTTTCATGTACTTATCTTTTACCTCTTCCGGACGCTTATCTTCGACTCTGTTATATCCCCTAGCAAGCCGGATCGCGTTACGTCCGTTTCTAATCTCTTGACGCTCCTCATACGTCATGTCTTCCGTTGCAATTCGACTCCTAACCGCAACGGCTTTCGGTTGCCATGCGTAAGCTTGGCGACTCTTGACTAATATCCCTCTATAGAACTCATTCATCAGTCTCTCTCTATCCACTTTGGCGGGGATAGTTTCCGCTCCCGATTGTGTGTGTTTCATGGGTTAAGATTGCCTGTTTTAGCTGAATGCGTAAAGCTTTTTTTAAGCCTCCGGTGTGCTATTTTTGGGGGGTATGGGACATCAAACCGACTCACGAAAACGATTTTTAGGGGCATTCTCGAACGATTTTTAGGAGCCATTTCGCCAGAAAAACTTATATTCGCTGAAAACATGACAACCGGAGAAGATATAAAAGACGGCGTAAAAGGCATTGAACTTAACAATCCATATCCAGAAACAGTGGATTGCAAAGAAAACGACTCAAAAAGTTTAATTGAGCCACCGGTGAGGCCGCATCCGGACGTTGTTCCAAAACTTACAAAGGAAGTGACCGAAAAGGTTTGCGAGTATATTCGCAAAGGTTTGACGTGGGAGAAGGCCGGAGAGATTATGGGTATTAGTCCAAACACTCTCCGGTGTTGGACACAAAGACATGCTTCCTTCGCGTCTGCCATAAAAAAGGCTCGGCGCGAACTCGAAGTGAACCTTTTAGAATCAATTAACAATGCCGGCGAAAAATCATGGCAGGCTAAAGCATGGATGTTAGAAAGATCGTTCGGATATGTGCAAGCACCTAATAGGGTTGAGGTTAAACAAGATATTCAACATGGATTATCGCCCGCGTTGGCTCAACTTCTCGCCGGTTATAATTCAAAGAATGCGCAAATAGGTGACCGCAAAGAAGTTAGACAAATTGAGGCGGAAGTAGTTGAGGTTAAAGACATTAACTCTAGTGATTACAATAATCATTGTGCGACAAATGACCCCGCAAAAGTTTTAGACGTTGAAAAAGTTAGCAGAAAAAGACATAAACCCATGAGACGCAAGAGGTTAACTAGGGGACACGACACCCATCCTGCCAGCCCCCATCCCGCTGATAACAACGTTAATACCCCCTAAGTGTTTGCGCCACAAAATAAAAAGAGGTCTATATGGCGAAACCCCCTAAAAGCAAACAAAAGACTCCGGAAGAGATTATTGCAGAAATCTCAAGACCGGTTGGGTTTGCGCAACATGTTCTAGGTCTAAAGCTTTACGATTGGCAACGCAAAGTATTGAAGGATTTAGAGCCACAACAGGCTAGAGTAGCCATTAGAGCAGCAAACGGATCTGGAAAGACTTCAACTGTAATAGCTTCAGCTTTGTTATGGCATTGTTTTACGTTTCAGCGATCTATAGCCGTCACAACAGCGGGCGTATTCAGACAAGTAGAAAGCCAGCTTTGGCCTAACCTAAGATCACTTGTAGCGCGGATAGGCTCTGGATGGGAGGTTACATCCGGCGAGATTCGCTACCTCCACCCCAATGGCAATACCAGCCGGATCATAGGGTATTCAGCCACAGACCCAGGCAGGGCGGAGGGATGGCACGCCGAGAACCATTTAACCGCACCCCTGCTTATGGTTGTTGACGAAGCCAAGACAGTATCAGACCCGCTCTTTGAGGCCATCAGCCGATGTCAACCAACCCGCCTACTTATTGCATCCAGCCCAGGCGGTACTAGCGGAGCGTTCTATAGAGCCTTCACCAAGGAGGCCAACATGTGGAAGAGGCACGCGGTAACAGCGTTTGACTGCCCCCACATAACCAAGGAGCAGATTGATGAGATAACCCAGCGTTATGGAGAGAAGCACCCCCTAACCCGCTCCATGATCTACGGCGAGTTTGTTGACATAGGGGCTGAAAGCCTTGTTATCAATTTGTCGCAACTACAAAACTGCTATAACGCTCCACCTCGCTTCAAACCTGGGGTACGGATCGCAGGCGTAGACTTCGCGGCCGGAGGGGATCAGAACGTGATCTGTATAAGCGATGGGAACAAGATACTGCCCATGATTGCTTGGCGCGAAAAGGACACGATGGCAGCCGTTGGCAGGTTTATAGTCGAGTTTAAGAAGGCCGGTTTAGAGCCTAATAACATCTACGCTGACGCAAGCGGGATGGGTATGGTTATGTGCGATGCCTTGGCTGAGTCTGGCTGGGTAGTCAATAGGGTGAACTTTGGGGCTACGGCATACGACACTAATGCCTATACCAATAGGTCGGCTGAGATGTGGTATGGGATGGCAAAGAAGATTGAGGATGCCGAGATCATACTGCCAGAGGATGAGGACTTGACCGCCCAACTGACCTGTAGGCGCACCATTACAAACAGCAAGGGCAAACTTGGCGTGGAGTCAAAGGACTCAATGCGTGCCAGAGGCATAGCCTCACCCGACAGGGCTGATGCGTTGGCATTGTGCGTAAGTGGTGCTAATGTCGGCTTGGACTTGACTTTCCAAATAGAACGTCCAACTTGGAAGTCACTTCAAGAAATGATGGTGGCACACGACCCTGTCATGTCTGGATTTGACGCAGGAGGATAAACACTATGAACATCTGGAATTGGATTACTTCAAATTGGCAAGAGATCGTAGCCGCTGTTGGTGGCATTGTTCTTGCTGCTCGCATCATTGTTAAACTCACACCGACCCCAGCGGACGATTCGTTCTTGGAAAAGATCGTAAACTTCCTCAAGACAGTCGGGCTGAATATTAAATAATTTATTGTGCTGCGTGCAATCCTTGAGATCATCGCCGCAGTGTTTCGCATCATTCCTGGGTGGAAGCAAAAGCGGACTCAGAACGCTGACGGCGAGTGGCGCAAGAATCGCGAAGCTATTGAGCGTGATCTGCGCGGTGAGTCTTGGTGGGTGCGCAACAACGACACCGGTAACCCACACGACAGGGATAGTTGAGGAACTAATGAAAGACCAAAACTATAACGAGATTCGCAGGGGTACACCTGGAACGCGCGAATGGGCTAGGAAGGCATTAAACGCAGTCAACGATCTTTCTTACGAACTTAAAGTGGAGCGCAACAAATGAACGCTAAAGATACTCGCCGTACAGATTATTACACAAGGATCATTGATGCACTTAACCAGCGAGAGACTTGGGAGAACCGCCAGCGGTTGTTCTATCAAGCCCGCTACTTTGGGGTACGCCGTAAGGTCAAGCCTTGGCCTACCGCCGCCGACCTGCACGTTCAGCTAATCGACACAGCGATTGAGAAGCTAAAGCCTTCCTTCGTCAATAGCGCAATTGGCAATGACATCCTTTCCAGCTTCGTTCCGATGCGCCAGCAGTTAACCCCGCTGACTGTATCAGCCGAGCGTTGGTTTGATTACAATATGCGCGAGCGTACCAACTTCCAGAAAGAGATTGTTTCCGTAATTGACCACATCCTCCTCTACGGACGAGGCGTTGCCAAGATTGTATGGAACGATGAGAAAAAGCGGATTGACTTCGAGGCTATTGATCCTTTCCATATTATCGTTCCTTCCTATACCAAGGAGTTCAAAGATGCAGATTTCATCGTTCACATCATCTCAACGAGTGTCGATTCCTATAAGGCAAATCCCTTGTACAAGCAGGATGAGGACTTTATCAAAACAATTTCGGGTAAACCCTCCAAATCGGTGGGCTTACGAAGTGAGATTCAAGACGAGATTTATAGACGCGAGGGAATTACTCAAGAAGCTGAGAATGATCGTATCATTCTTTGGGAGATGTACACACCTTCTGAAGAGGGATGGAAAGTCGAAACGTATAGCCCGCTTGTCGTAACTGAAGATGTTCGCAAACCTTTCACATTACCCTATCGTCATGGCGAACCACCTTTCGTAGATTTCCCCTATGAGGTCACAGGGGGCGGTTGGTATAGCCCGAGAGGCGTAGCAGAGATCCTACTCCCGACAGAGAACCTGCTTAATAAATTACGCAATAGCCTCTCTGATTATGTGGAGCTTGCCAACCGACCCGTTTTTGAAGCACAGAACCCGATCTCGCTAAATACATCGAATCTAAAGATGCAACCAGGCCAGATCCTTCCACAAGGATTAAAGCCGGTTCAATTCAGCCAGCCTCCCTTTGACTTCCAGAAGTTGATGCTTGAAGAACGCCTAATGGCGGAACAGCGCATGGGCAATCCAGACTTTGGCTCTGGATCGCAATTCAACGTTGGCGACAGAAAGACTGCTACCGAGATTCAAGCGTTGCAGTCGCAATCCGCCGCTTCCGGCGATCTTCGCAATCGCATGTTCCGGATGGGGCTATCTCATCTCTTCAAGCAGTGCTGGTCGCTTTACACGCAGTACAACAAGAAAGACTTGATGTATCGCTATGCAGAAGAGACAGGCTCAATGCCTCCAGATGGTATTCACGACGAGTATTCAATTGAGCCGAAGGGTGGACTGGATTTCATCAACCGCCAGTTTGCGTTGCAGAAGTCGGTTGCGCGAATGCAGATGTTCCAAAATAATCCTTTCGTCAACCAAGGCGAACTGGTAAAGTCAGTTCTTGAACAAGATGATCCCTCGCTGGTCCGCAGACTCTTCCAAGATCCAAACGCAGCCTCTGGCGATCAAGCTGAAGATCAAGCGACTGAAATCGCAACTATGCTTGCAACTGGATTCCCAGTCGCAATCAAGCCTAGCGATGATCACAAAGCGCATATATCCGTTCTCTTCGCGTTTAACCAAGCGGCTCAACAGCGGCAACAGCAGGTCGATCAGAGTGCAATGCAAGTTCTGATGGCACACTTACAACAGCACTTGGCAGCCTTGGAACAGGTTGACCCCAATACATCCCGCGCTATCCAGAAACAGCTTCGTGATGCAGGTAAGGCTCAGATGCAACAGCAGGGGCAACAATTGCCTCCAGAAGCAATGCAACCCCAACCACAGGTAATTTAATATGGCAAAAAGAAAACCAGCACCAAAACCACCAGTCCTAAGAAGTCCAGTTATTAATCCGCTTGATGCAGTGCGTAATCCTAATTTTGGGGCAGCTATGGCACAGCAAGATTATTTCAATAACCTGTCCAGATTAGTTGCAGAGCGTAATGCCAGAGGACCAGAGTATACTTTAATGCCGATTGGCGGAACTGGAATTACCGAAGAACAAAAACAAAGGCTTTCTCCAGATGAAAGAAGGAATCTTGAGGCATCAATAGCAATGCGAGAACGCGGACTTGGTGGACCAATTAGTCAAAATCCAACCCCTCCAAATCTAATGCCAATTGGCAATACTGGAGTTACTAGCGGAACAGCATACAATCAAATTCCTCCAATGAGTACAGGCGGTACGGCACTTCCGCCAGAATTTTTTAACCTTGCTCCAGCATACGATGTTTCTAAGTTGCTATCTAATTATCAAGCTCAAAGAGATGGTCAAACCTTAATGCCGATCGGTCAATTCTCACCAGAGCAAATTCAGAACCTTTCATCAGACAGAAGGCAGGCTCTTGAGCAAAGAATGGGTGTGCAACAAAATCCATCGTTAAGTCAAATGCAAGATTACAATAGAATGCTCCAGCAGGGCATCCAGAACAGCAACACCATGAACCAGGGCGCAATGACAAACTTTGCCAATCTGCAACCTGGAATGCAGGCGGCTCAACCCGCGCCCCAAGTTAGAACTAGGCAGTCCATTCCAATTCCAACTTCAATTGCCCAAAAAATAAAATCACCAGCACAAAATTTCTCGACATCAAATACTCCACCAGCCAGATTTGGTTGATGAAAGTACCAGTAATGCGTGATGCCTTCCAAGCGGAAGGCTTGGCAAAGTTGTGTGAGTGGGCGAATGAACATGGCGCAACTGGTAGGGCGGTTGAGATTGGTTCTTATAGTGGCGAGGGAACAGTAGTTATTGCAAAGTATTTTAAGGATGTTCTTGCTGTAGATCCTTGGCTAAACGGCTACGACATTAACGACAGGGCGAGTCAGCAATGCCCGATGAAGTTTGTCTTTGAGGCGTTCCAAGAACGCGTATCTCCATTTAAGAATGTTTTATATAGCAGGGGCAAAAGCCTAGATGCGCTCCAATTCTTTAAGGATGGAGAGCTAGACCTAGTTTATATTGACGGAGATCATAGGTACGAAGGCGTACTTGCAGACCTAAAGGGCTGGCGTAAGAAGCTTAAAGAAGGCGGGATTATGGCTGGTCACGATTGGAGTTGGGAATCAGTCAAAAAAGCTTTACTTGAGGAAATAGAACAAAAGGACTATACGTTATTCCAAGGTGATTCTTGGGCAATAAAACTATGAAAAAAGGTCTATACGCAAACATTAACGCTCGCCGTAAGGCTGGAACAAGCCGGAGCAAAAAGAACTCAACAATTAAGCCAAAAATCTGGCGCATGATGAAAGCCAAAAAGGGTGGTTTTTCAGAGTGAGAAAACTAAAAGCAGCATTGGCGTTCATCAGAGATCAAGAATGGGTCAACGAGCCACAATGGGAGGACGAGGATGAGAAGGCGTGGACAGGATTCTTGTCAACCCCAACTGGCAAACGCCTTAGTTTGATTTTGCTTAACCTAACCCTGCGTCAAAACGGCTCTGCTGTGATGAAGAAATCAGAGGCACTTGCGGACGCTTGTGGGTATGCTAAAGGATTTCGTGGGTGTGTTGCGACCTTAGAATCGCTCGCATCCCAAAAACTTAACTCCGCCATTCCAGGCTATGGGGATGGATCGGATGAACCAGTAGCCGACTAACCTTTAGGTAGAATGACTCCCTACCGACAAGTGTAAAGAAAGGGTCAAAATGGCAGATTCAATGGAAGTTACTGAACTGGATATGTTGAAACTTGCGGCGGCAGCCGATGCGGGATTGGAAACAGTCCCGAAGGATGAGCCAGAAGTTAAAGCAGAAACAGAAGTAAATTCAAGCGGAGATAACGAGCAGACACCCGCGCCTGCTGAAAAAGCCGAAAAAACAAAACTAGAAGCCTCGGATGAGGTTTCAGCGACCAAGGAGAAATCCGAGGAAGCCAAAAGTTCTTTAACAACGCAACCTTCAGAAGACAAGTCGGAGTCGGCTTCCGAAAAGAAGCCTACCCGTTACGAGAAGGCTAAGTCGCGACTTGAGAAGGAGTGGGAAGATGTCCGAGCAGAGAAAGCCAGAATCAAAGCAGAGCGTGAGCAGATCGAGGCTGAAAGGGCAAGGAAGACTTCAGAAACTACTCAAAGCGAGACAAAGGCGAGCAGTCGCAAGTTTAGCGCGGAAGATTACAGGGAAGCAGCAAAGAGCTACCGTGATGAAGGCCGTGACGATCTTGCAAAACTTGCCGAACAAAAAGCTGGTGACATCGAAGTCGAGGATAGGAAAGAAGTCGAGCAAAAGACCCAATCAGAACTAAAGTCTGCTTGGGATAAAAATTTGCTTGAAGAAGTGGAAGCAAATCCTGAACTTAAAGATTCGTCCAGCACTTTGTATAAAGCCGTATCGGAAATGTTGCAAAACCACGCTATCCTGCGTAACTACCCAGCGGGGATTAAGGATGCGGTTGGAATTGCCAAGGTGAAGCTCCAAGCGGAGTCCGCCTCCGATTTGTCGAAAAAGGTTGCAGAGTATGAGAAAGAACTTTCTCAACTCAGAAAAGCGACAACTCCAGCTTCAGGTCAACCCAAAGGTCCTGCCAAGACTAAAGCTTTTCACGAACTAACGCTCGATGAGCAAGAACGTGAATTGATGAAAATGGCAAGCGAAGTTGACAGAGGTTGAGTTGTCATAACAAACAAGGATACTTAATTATATGGTAACTACTGGCTCAGTCAGCGCGCAGTTCCAAGCATACTTCTCGAAAGCATTGCTTGAACGCGCAATCCCATTGCTCCAGATGGAGCAATTCGCAATGAAAACCCCCTACCCGACCAAAACGGGTGGAAATAAAACCATTAGGTTTTTCCGCTTTGGCGACCCTAGCATCACTGCTATCTCCGCCTTGTCGGAAGGAACAACCCCATCCTCTGGTGACGAGCGTGATCTCACGCTGTCTTCAGTTGAAGCCACGCTTGTCCAATACGGAAGCAAGATCATCCTCACCGATGTCGTTCTCGCAACCGAATTGTTCTCGCACTTGGCCCAAGCCACCAAACAACTCGGCGAAGATGCCGCCCTTCACGCTGACACCCTCTGTCACCGCGCGTTGGTGCAGGACTCATCGACCAGCACTGGTACTGGCGTAGCCACCAAATCGTATGCCCGTTATGCTCAGAACACGACTAACGGAACGACCTGGGCTACTGGTTCAGTTGCTAACGGCGCATTGACATCCACCGACTTGCTCGATGGTGCTACTGCGTTGTTCATCAACCGCGCTCCAAAGATTAAGGACGGCTACGCGCTTGTTGCGCATCCTGCCGTTATCCGTGATCTACAGCAGGACGATGATTGGTTGAAGGTTTCGAGCTACTCGAACCCCGATGCAATTTATCGTGGAGAAATTGGGAAACTTTTTGGCGTCAGCGTGATAAGCTCGACTAACGTCCAAACCTTCAATACCTCCGCCTCTGGTATCGCTGAAAACAGCGTAGGAACAACTGGTGTCAACACTGGTTATGCCAACGTCCTCCTCGGTGGTGGCGCGTTCGGCGTTCCTAGCTTGTCCTCTATCGCAGCCTCTGGCTCGCCCTTCGCTCCGAAGGTGACGATCCTCGATGCGGCAGATAAAAGCGATCCTTACGGACAGCGCATCGTAGCGTCCTTCAAGACGTTCTACGCGGCCAAGCAACTCGATCCTCGGTTCTTCCGAGTCATCGTTGCGAAGTCCAACTACAGCTAATAATTAAATGGGAACCATGCTAGTTATTGGTATGGGACCTCGGAAAGCTGGGGAGGATAAAACCTCCCCAGCCTCTTCCTCATCTGAAAAACCTATGAATAAAATGATGAAGTCTGGAATGGTGATGCTTCCTGTTTCCAAGTTCGAGATGAACGATGGCAGCGAGAATGTTTCGCCAGAAGTAGGTGATTCTGTAGAACTCTCTGGAACAATTGACATGATCGAGAATGGCGTTGCCCACGTTAATGTGGAACACGCCATGAGCGAGAGTGAATCCAAGGACCAGTCGGAAGACATGGCCGAAGGCGAGAACTCAATGTCCGAAGAGGAAAAGATGATGAAGTTGGCCGAGGAATCGGATAAGAAGAACTATAGCTAATATGCCTGTTTAC